AGCTAATTCTACCAGACAATACTGTGGCAACTCTGCCAATAAACACGGCAACATTTAATATCAACGGAACGGTTACACGCTAATAATATCAACGGAACGGTTACACGCTAATGCAAATTGACTATACCTCTAGAGACTTTACTTCTCTCAAGGCGGACCTTATTGCCATGATCAACTCAAAGACAGGCAAAACATGGGACCCATCTGATTATTCTGATTTGGGTAACGTACTAGTTGAATCGTTTGCCTATATGGGTGACATCATGTCCCATTACCTAGACAAGGTAGCGAATGAGGTAAGTATTGACACTGCTGTTCAAGCGAGTACCCTTCTATCTTTTGCCAACCTATATGACTACAAACCGTCTGGCCCTACCCCCTCAACAGTAGATATTACCTTTACAAATGTAGGTAACGCTGCGCTAGATATACCAACAGGTACTCAAGTTATGGCTCCCCTTAGCTATGGCGTGTTTTCACAAGTGTACTTTGAAACACTTACTTCTGCTACTGCATTATCTGTGGGCGGGTCTATTACCATAACATGTCAAGAAGGAAAGACGGTAAACACCGATCGTCCCGATTTAATTGACCCAACCTATAATAAAGCTTTGCCTTCAAACTTAGGTACATCTGATGGGTCTGGAAACCAAACCTTTCCTATATATCAAACAGGAGTAGTAGACAACTCAATTTATGTATACGTAGGCCAGAGCTCTGCTTTCAGTACCTGGAACTATGCTGACAACCTATTAGAGTTTGGGCCTACAGATAACGTATTCACTACGCTTAGAAGTTCAGATGGAACTGTTAGTATTGTTTTTGGTGATGGCGTTAACGGAGCAATCCCAGCAGCAAACCAAACTATTAGCGCAGTATATAAGATAAGCACAGGGTTAGCAGGAAACGTAAAGTCGCTATCTGTAACAGAAGTTACTTTTATTCCTGGAAACCTAGACCCACAGGCTACGTCATATCTTTCTGTCTCTAACGCCCTTCCTTCTACTGGAGGAGCAGATGCTGATAGTTTAGACAACATCAGAACTAAAGTTAAAGCAGCAGTATCGGCACGTCGTAGAGCGGTAACATTGTCGGACTATTCATCTCTTGCACTATTGGTCTCACAGGTAGGAAAAACCAACGCTGCTGCAAGCGTCTACTCTGCCGTAAACCTATATCTACAAACTCAAGATGATGGTAACGCTGCCCCAGGATATTCTCAATGGACTATCAGCAACGCTGTTGGCTCAGGTACGGCGGTAACCTATACCATCGCTAACTCTGGAAAACATTCACTTGCAGTAGGAGACACCGTAAACATTAGTGGAATTTATATTGTAGGTACCCCGCCAACTACAGGATATAACCTTCAAGGCGCAACTGTAGCATCTGTATCTTCTGACATGACTTCCTTTACAGTAACCAGTTCTGTTACGGGCACCTATGATAATACCTCTACTGTATACGGAGCCTCTAGAACAGGCCTAGTTATTAAGACAGCAACTAGTGGTGGCGCTGCTACAACCACCGCTTGGAACAATATTAAGACTGCGGTTGCTTCTTATATGTCTGACAAAATTCCAGCCGGTGTTACGCTTAACGTCCTTCCTCCTACATATGTTCCAGTTTATCTAACCTCTTCTATTACTATTGGAGCATCTTATAAGCAGTCTGATGTGAAGCTTGCTATCTATCAGGCTATGCTTGGAGCTAACGGCTACTTTGCGTATTCAAACAATACGTTTGGAGACACTATCTATCTTTCCAACATTATTAGCGCAATCTCCTCAGTCCCCGGAGTACTATCTGTAAACGTAACTCAGCTCTCTACTGATGGGGGCACGACTGTGGCTACCTCACTACCTTTGAGTGCTAATCAAATCCCGTACCTAACCCCTACCAACTTGGTATCAAACATCACTGGTGGAATTTCCTAAGGAGAATTAAATGTCTAAGTATGGCAGCAGTAGATACGGTTCCGGTTTTAAATTTGGTGAAGTATCTACCATCAGCGTTTACTACAACTCAGGTATTGTAGCAAGCCTTATTGACTATAACAAGATCTCTATCTCTTGGTCTAGATTTTCCTATGACCCTGCTGATGGGTCCCCTACCTATTGGAAGCTTGTAAAAAGTTATTCAGGCTCTTTAGATAACCCCGATGACGCAGCCTATGTTATAGGAGGCGCATACGCTAACTTCACTACTAGCTACTCAGATACTTTAAACGACTACACTGGTAGAGAGATTAACTATTCTCTTTGGGTGTTTAATGGGCTAAAGTGGATTTCCTGCGGCAACAGCTACGTTATAAACGCCGTAGATGATGGGTCCCTAACTAAAGTTACTAAGTGGATTCCTAGAGCTTGGCTAAACTCTGACGCATCTAATGTCGGAGACGCTACAGGAGAACCTAACTCTGGAGACTTTCTAAACTTCTTATCTGCCTTTGTTTTAAAGTATGATGTGTTTAGATCTCAGGCCAATCTTTTAACTAAAAGCATGGATAAAACTTACGCCCCCTCGTCCCTACTTAAATATAAAATTATGGACTACGGATTTGATTACGAGCCTGTATTAGGTGACGCTTACCACAGATCACTAACTGGCGTGTCTAACGTAATTAGTTCATATAAAGGTCTTGTTATAGGACTAAGCGGCTATGCTACCGGCTTAACACACTGGTCTTCTAAAGTATACCGTGGTCACAACCTAATGCTTGATTACAATGACTCCTCATTTGAGGAATCAATAGGTCGCTGGGTTGCCTCTAGCGGAACTTTTGCGGCTAAGTCTTTTTCTGCAGAAGGTGTTACAGCTCCCGCAGTTTCTTCAGTATTGTTTGATCCTACTACAAAGCCTAGGCTTGTAGGTTTTGGGCAGCTAACTACAGCTGCAACAACAGCGGTTACACTTACACTTCCTGGGTCTTCTGACATTACTTTAAACGGTATTACGGTAGTGCCAAATACTAGGTACGTATTCAGTGGTTGGGTTCTTCATAGAGACGCAACTGCGGCTACAATTACTGCCACCATTTCTTGGTACAACGTCTTTGGCACATTAATAAGCACCACCACTACCCCTACAGCTATAACCACAACTACTTCTTGGCAAGAATTTACGTCTAAATCTGACTCAGGAAGAAACGGAATTAAATCTCCAGCTAATGCGGCCTTCGCTAAAGTAGTTATTACTGCTACCCCTGCTTCTGCAACCTCTAGTCGTTTTGCTTTTGATCTATTTCAATTTTCAGAGTACACAAAAAGTTTTGAGTTTCAAGACGCTAAGCGGATTCAACTAGCTGTTAGTGGAGATAGGGTTAACTATCTTCCTAACGGATCCTTTGAATCTGGTTTAGGTTCTTGGTCAGCGTATAATGGGTCTCTTTCTTTAGATACAACTACAAGTCTGGGCGTTACATTTAGAACGGTAGATAGCCCCGAAACTTCCTCAGCTCTTCTTACATCTACTGGGTCTGCGTCAGCGTACGTATCAGATTGGTTCCCTGTTCCTGAAGGAGGCACTGTTACATCTTCAGCATATGTTATGGGATCAGCTACTCGTCAAGTTACTATGGCAATTGAGTTCTCAAGTCAAGCAACAGATAGTGCTCAAACTTCCTTGGTTAATGATGCTACCTATGGTCAATATTATCCTATGACCCCTAATACTAACTTCTCTCAGTTTAATTCTACAACCATTACTAATGTAACCTCTGACGGTACAACGGTAACCTTTACAGCAGCAAATTCTTTTGTTGCTGGGCAAAAAGTTGTAGTAACTGGTGTTAACCCAACTAACTTTAATATAACTGGAACCATTGCTACGGCTTCTTCTACTCAGTTTACCGTTACTAATTCTGCTCAAGCATTGTACGTAGAAAATGGAACTGCTTATGTAACCTCTACTGCTTTATCTACAACTACGGGAACAATAGTTTCATCTACTGCTGTAGTACCTCCGTATACAAAGGATGCGGGCTACCCATTAGCAAAAATTACAGTTTATTTCCCTGATGGGGTAACTGGCGATAAGTTCTGGTTAGATGGGGTGTTGGTTACTGACGGCACATCTGCTAAGCCGTTCTTTGGAGGTATTGGTGGAGTCATTCCAAGCAACCCCACTACTTCTACATACTACTCAGTTAACGATACTAAGTGGGAGATTAAAAACAAATACAACTTTGTATCTAACCCTTCACTTGAAGACGGTACTGTGGGAAGCCTTCCTACTGATTGGTCAGGTACAGGGTTTACTAAAGTATCTACCGATGCTTCTATGGGACCTCTTTACAATCTATACTTTGGCAAGCTTTCGTTTACCACTACCGGATCTGTTACAGGAAACTACTACCTTCCTTATACAACCTTAGGTGGAGAAGATCTTACAGTTTCGGCTTACGTACGCAACGTTGCTGGAACGTATACTATTGGCGGTAATACCTTTGTAGTATCTTCTGCTAATGCTAGCAGCTGGACAAGAATCTTTGGTACTGTTCAACTTGCTGCTGGAATAACTACAGGAACATTTACTATAACGGTTGCCGCTACCGGCGCTAACGCCGCACATATTGATGGCGTGCAAGCAGAGTATGGTCGTGTAGTGAGTAAGTTTGTTGATCCACTAGACCCCGCTACTACAGTCATTACAAACCCTGTTAACACAGCAAAGAAATTTGTAGCTGCTCAATCAGAAAGTATTGGTGGAGGAAAGAGCACCTGGTTCTACAACTACTCTGTTAAATCTAATCGACTAAATACAA